TATTATCTTCACTTTCTAGAGCAATTACAAGAACCTTTTCTTCTTTTACAAGAAATGGTCTATATTGTATAGATGCTCCTGTCGAGGGTAACTCCAACTCATAAGTCGGAGTTGCAATTTTTGGTAAAGGCATAATGTCCTAATAACAAGTCGTATATTTATATATAAGGGTTATTTAAGAGTTATAATTTTCTTCACTTAAATTTTCTATGTAATATCGAATATAAGTGAAGGAAACCGTACATTTTAACACGGAAGATGAATCATATGCAACAGGCATTGATGATATTGCTATTGGATATGCATTTACAAATTTATAAGTTAAATTATTTTTACCATCTTGCGGTTTTAATGGATCTTTTGCTCTTGAAGGATCAGATGGATCAGGAACACTTTGTATATCATAATGACGTGCATCCCTTTCAAACTTTCTAACTGTTAATCCTGATGACATATATTTTTCAGGATATTGCATTCTATAAAAATAATTACTCTCAATCAATTGATTTTGATTATCTGTTGATGCCCCAGTAATATAATCTATCCATTCTTCAAAATACTTAATGGAGCTATACATTCCTCCATCAACATTAAATGTTAAATCAATTCTATCATCAAATATTCTTCTATGAGCAAATCTTTCTGTAACACCAGTGCGATCATTGTTAGTTTCAAATGTAGCTAAATTAGATCCTGGCAAAACTGCTTCTGAACACAATAAATTAATTGCGTCAGTTCTCTTATTTTGATTCCATTTTGTAGTCCAAGCGGAACCTCCTGGAGGTGTAGGAATCTCAACTTCAAAATAAGACGTAAGAGAGGGTCTTAAAAACTTTGATTTAATGTCAGATACTGTAACTCTACTTGGCATTTTATAAATACTTTTTGACCTTATATATTATGTATATGAGATAATGGGAGAAAGTATTAAAAGTCTATTTAAACCCACGAAACCCAAGAAATATAAAGGCGATGTAAGTAATATTATTTGTCGTAGTTCATGGGAAAGACGATTTTGTAATTGGTGTGATATAAATGAAAACATCTTGGAATGGGGAAGTGAAGAGTTTTGGATACCTTACCATGCTCCTGATGGTAGAGTCCGTAGATATTTCCCAGATTTTATAATCAAAGTAAAGGAAAACACAGGGAAATTGAAAACATATGTAATTGAGGTAAAACCCCTCAAACAAACCAAAGCACCAAAAAAGAGGAAAAGAGTGACAAAATCCTATCTCTACGAATGTCAAACATATGCTGTAAATCAGGCAAAATGGAAAGCAGCAGATGAATGGTGTAAAGACCGAAAAATTGAATTTAAGATTATAACCGAAAGAGAACTAGGTATAAGATAATGACAGATTCATTCGGATTTAATGATAACGAAAGGTATGCAAATCGCATAGAACCCATAAAAGAAGAATTAGCAGCAGCAGTTAATGATCCTGAAGAAATGATGATGATCATTATGGAAGCACTAAATGATACTGTAACTCCTATACCTGAAGTAGGAAAATACTATACCTTTATATACAATGCAAAAACTCCTGATATTACATATGACCAACATCCACTAATTGCTTGCACAGATTTACAAGCATGGGGATTTAAAGGACTTAACTTTCATTGGAGACAATCTCGTAATTATACATGGGAAGAACTAGCAGGACAACTGTATATTGTAGAATATAATGAACTGGATGACCTCCTCAACTTTCCTTATGGAAAATTCATCCTAAATAAATAAAAACCATATTATAATGGCAGCAACCAGCAACACAAGTCCAGTAAAGTCAGGAAAAGAAACTATATACACGGCCACTAAAGTGATTGGTCCTAATGGAGAGGGCGACTATACCACAGAAATTATAAAATATGATAGTGCTAATGGAGAGAATCCTCGAACCATTGCAACAACAGATAAAGATGGAAAAACACAATGGACAAGTAATGCTTCTGATGAGGATAAAAAAGCTGCATCTGAAATAAGAAAAGCAAGTAGAGACCAAGTTATTTCAATTGCAGATGATGTTACCGAAAACGCAGAACAAAAAGAAGCATTAAATAAAGCATCCAATAATACAAATAAAGCTCTTGCTGCAGAAGCAAATACAGAATTTTATGATAGAGCAAAAGCAGATGCTGCAGTGGCAATAGAAGATACAAGAGAAGATAATTTTGGTCTTCATATATTTCCAGAATCAATTAGAATTAATGGAAATGGTCAAGACTTCTTAAAAATAGATATGATGAAATATGAACCAAATGAAATAAAGCTTCAAGATCTATCATTTAAAGATAGAGATATGAATAGAAAATCTATAGGAACAGTAGTTCTTCCTATTCCTGGCGGTATTAAAGATCAGCAACAAGTATCATGGGCAGATGATAAAATGTCTGCAGCACAAATAGCACTATCTGATATTGCATTAACTACAATCACAGAAGGAGCTACAGCAGGTATAAATGCTGCTCAAGGTACATTGAATCAAGGAGTTAATAATATTAGTGAAATAAAAAAAGCTCTTTCTGCAAATCTTGCAAGTGCTGCTGCTGGAGCAAATAGATTATTAACCAGACAAACTGGAGCAATTATGAATCCTAATATGGAACTTCTCTTTGATTCTCCTCAATTGAGAGATTTTACTTTTAGTTTTTTATTATCACCTAGAAGTCAAAAAGAAGCAGCAACTATCGTTAAAATAATAAGATTCTTTAAACAAGGAATGTCTCCAATTAGAAGTAAATCAAGACTATTTCTTCGTTCTCCTCATACATTTAGACTAGCTTACAAACATAAAGCAACACAATTAGATATGAAGGGGGAGGATAAAGATAAAAATCAACCTGCAACAGATCACAAGTTTTTGAATAAGTTTAAAGAATGTGCGATGAATGGATTTGGAGTTGATTATACACCAAACGGTCAATATTCAACATATGAAGATGGTTCTATGACCGCATATCAAGTAACAATGAATTTTAAAGAAATTGTTCCAATATATAATGATGATTATGGTAATGATGGAACTGAAGTACCAGCAGAAATAGGTTTCTAAAATGTCAAATTATTTCAATTTAATCCCAGATTTTGAATATGTTAGCAGATTACCTGATGCTAAAATATCTGACTATATTACAGTAAAAAACCTCTTTAGAAGAGTTATTTTAAGAGAAGATATTTTCTCAAATTTAACATTCTTCACAAAATACTCCATTAAAGGTGATGATAGACCTGATAATGTTGCTAATAAGATATATTCCGATTCTACCTTAGATTGGTTAATTCTTCTTGCAAACAATATTACTCATATTCCGTCAGAATGGCCAATGACGCAAAATGACTTTGATAGGTTCCTTTTGAAAAAATATGATAATGATTATGATAAATTATATAACGGAGTACACCATCATGAGACTATTGAAGTAAAAGATAGTAATGATGTAACTATAGTTCCTGCTGGTTTAGAGGTAAGTTCTGATTTCACCCAAACATACTATGATTACTTTATTGGTGGAATGACAACAGCAAACAATATTACCAGACCAGTCACAAACTACCAATATGAAGAAAAACTAGAAAATGATAAAAGACAAATTTATATCTTAAAAACAGAATATATAAGTGTTGTATTAGATGACGTAGAAGATATCATGCCATATAAAAAAGGATCTACTGAGTTCCTCAGTAAATCCCTTAAAAGAGCTGAAAATATCAGACTATATCAATAATCAAAAAAGTAATAGGGGCAAAAAATACCAGAGATTTTTTTCCGCCTTTTTTGGAATAAAAAGTCGATTTTCCCCTGAGAGAATCACTCTTCTGCTAGCTTCTGAAAGTATGACAGTGCATCATCCTCATCACTAGATGAAGAGACGGCAGCAGTCACGGTTTCTTGTGCCTTACGTGCATTGAAGTCTGGTGTATAAGAACCACGAGTGTTGTCCTCATCAACCACGTCCTCATCTACACGACGTGCAGGAGGTCTTTGTCCTAGAACATACTTCAGACGTTTCTGAAGGTCATCATAAGACTTAAACTGATCAGCAGCAGTGACAGCAGCAAGAGAATATTGCTTCTTCCACAATGCCTCTAGTGCATCATCATCTTCAAGTAGAGGTGATGGTGCATCGAACTCTGACTTGTCATAGTTCCAGTAACCATCCTTCTTGACGATCTTCAACTTGAAGTTTGCACCTTGCCAGAAGTCAAAAGGATTAATTGGAGTTTCATCCTCAAAC